TAGTAATAGTATTACTTTCTAAATGTGTTCCAGATAAATGTTTTAAATACACTCTCGTATTAGAAGAAGAAATAACTTGCCCAGAACCAGTATTTGATGCTGTAAATACAATATCACATATTTCATTTTCTACAAAATTAGTGTTGCTTACTTCATAAGAAACAATTTTATTTGTTGTTATCTTCCAATCTTTTGGTACTCTTTTATACTCTAGTATATTACCAAAATCATCATACACTGGATGCCAATATTTTTTCAATGAGAAAGCAAGTGCTTCATATCCATTTGTTTCTAATGGGTCACTGTTAGTCCAATCGTTTCTATAATAATCAATCTTTTGTTGGGATTCCACAACAGATCCATATTTTGTAGTGAGAAAGGAATTGAACTCGTCATCTGACAAATACCATTCATAATAAGGATCTACAATTTTATTTGATAGATATACTAACCAAGTTTTAAACTGGTCGTCATAATATCTATAACTAAACTGATCTGGTCTTTCGTGCTCTGAAATATCATAAGTATAGAAAATATAAGGGTTAAAGTAAGCAATATCAGTTATTGTCACTCTTCTTGTGATATCAATAGAAGCAGTATTGGAATATTGTATTTGTGGAAACTTATCGAAATATCTATCTTCTGGCATTAACTAGTTCCTCTACTCCAACTATTCTTTTCCCATATTTGGATTTCTTTAAATTGAACTGCTAATTTTACATTTACTGGAGCACCATTTCTTAAAAATGCTGGTTGTCCAGCACCATTATACTGAGCTTGAACTGATGTAATTGCTGCTGGTTTCATTACAAAAGTGTAGTAGTCTTTTGGAAACAGTTTCATTATTGCAATATCTGGATAATCATAATAAAGCCCCTGAGAAGTAGGAGCAGCAGCAAATTTAAATGAGTTAACAATATCAGATATTCTTCTTGTTTCATCTTCATTATTAGCAACTAGATCCCAATTAAATACATATTCTTTAAAATTGGGTTGAGTAAATACCATAAATAACCCAGGATTAACTGTTTTCCCAAAAGCAGCTCCCGCTACCCCCGCAACAGAACTAGCAGCAGCATCAATTCGATTGTAAAAAGGAATAGCTGCATTTGCGGTTTTTCGTGCTTCATCTAAAAGACTTCTTTGTTCCCAATTTAAAATACTTACATCTGCTAAACTTGATGGAACTGGAAGAATAACACCACCGCTTGGATCTCTTGTTTGTGCCCCTGTAATATTACTAAATGGTGATATAGTTTGCCCACTTTTATAGTTAACAAATTCAATTTGTATGTAATATCTTCTATTACCAGTGATTAAATCACTAGGAAACACAGAACTTCCTGTTCTACGAGGTTGTGGTTTTTGTGGAATATTTCTAGGCACTCCGCCTGAATATCTTAGTGGCATTTGATTCCTACTTAATGTATAAATACTTTTATTTATTTATATGGAAAATGAGCAAGTATAAAGGTTTTTTTAAACCAAAAAATCCAGATAAGTATATGGGAAACCCAACTAACATTATTTATCGTTCAAGTTGGGAATTGAAATTAATGATAAGACTTGACGAAGACCCAAGTATAATATCCTGGGGTTCTGAAGAAGTAGTCATACCATACCGTTCACCTATTGATAATAGAATTCATCGTTACTTTGTTGATTTTATAGTAAATAAGATAAATAGAAATGGTAAGAAAGAAACGGTGTTAATAGAAGTGAAACCAGCAAATCAAACTAGACCACCAAAGAAAAAAGAAAAGATTACCAAAAGATATTTATCTGAGGTAAAAAATTGGGGTGTAAATGAAGCAAAGTGGAAAGCAGCTAAAGAATTCTGTGAAGATAGAAAATGGACCTTTCACATCTTCACAGAAAAAGAGTTAGGAATTAAATAATGAATTTTTCAAATCTGTTAAAATTATTAAACAGAAAAACACTAGAGAGTCTAAGACAAAAATCAGCAGAATGGTTTCAAAATAGAGTTGGACAACTTACTGGTTATAATAGACTTCCTACAGACCCTGATGATAAAGGAACTAATATACTAAAAACTTCTGGAAACAGAGGTCAAGGTAATCTAATTATGTTTTACTATGATGCTAAACATAAAGATACATTACCAATGTGGGATAGATTCCCTCTTGTTATTCCATTAGGACCAGCAAAAGGTGGATTTTTAGGATTAAATCTTCATTATATAGAAGACCCTAAAATGAGATTACAGTTTCTATTTAATTTAACAGGTATAGACAGAAAAGACATACCTCCTAATTTTAGATTAAATGTTAATTTTGATAGTAAAGACCCATTAATGAGATTATGTGTAAAGCATTACCTTAGAGGACACATTAGAAGTAGATTCATAAGAATACCAGTTGATGAGTGGGAAAATGTAGTTCCTCTACAAACAGCACAATGGGTATATAAAAGATAAACAAACAGGAAATTTAAATGCCTTTCAACATAAGCACTTTTAGAGAAGAAATTCATAATAATGGTTATTTGAAAAAGAACCAGTTTAATATGACTGTTCATTTGCCTAGACTATTACAGAATGCTGTTATTGAAAATGTTGAAGGTGGCAATGACACAAGAAATATTTCTAAGATGATGGAGTTTAGAATTGCTAATGTTCGTACTCCACAAATCGCAGTTTCTACTGTAAATGTTCAAAGATATGGTGTTGGACCAGTTCATAAGTATCCATTCTCAACACAATTTAATGAGATTATATTTACTGTAACTTGTGATAAGTTGGGAGATGTTTGGAGATTTTGGCATAACTGGGTAAGAGAAGTTTTTGATGCTACTGGTGGTGCAGACCAAAGATCTGGAAATATAAATGAATTGCCTAACTATGATGCTGGTTTCAGAGAAGATTATTCTTCTACATTTGAATTAAGATTATTCACACCAGAAGGTGAAAATGCTGTTGGATTTAATTTGTTTGATGCATATCCTGTCGTTATAACAGAGGTGCCTATTTCTTGGGCAGACCCAGGAATTGTAGAATTAACTTTATCAGCACATTATAGAGAATATGTAATCGTAGGAACTAATTTAAGAAGACAACAAACACTTACTGATTTATTACAATAATATTTGGAGAATATAATGTTACCTAAAATATCACACCCATCATATAAAATTGAAGTGCCTTCACTTGGTAAAAAGAAAAACTTCAGACCCTTTCTTGTAAAAGAAGAAAAACTTCTTCTGATGGCAAAAGAATCTGATGAACCAGAAGACATTCTTACAGCAATTAAACAGATAGTGAATAATTGCTCTTTGGATAGCGATCTTGATATTGATAGTTTAGCAATATTTGATTTAGAATATATCTTTCTACAATTAAGAGCAATATCAGTAGAAGAAGTTTTAAAGGTTTCATATAGAGATTATGAGGATGATAAAGTTTATGATTTTGAAGTAAATTTAAAAAATATTAAAGTTGATATTCCAAAAGAAAAAAAAGATATTATAAAAATTTCTGACAGTATTGGAATGATTATGAAATATCCATCTGCAAAACTTTATGATGATAAAGAATTCTTAAATGAAGAAGATGAACATTTGTTTAAACTAATTGTTAGATGTGTGGATAAGATTTATAATGGAGATGAAGTTTATGAACTAAGTGATTATTCAAATCAAGAAATTGAAGACTTTCTTGAAAACCTTAGTGTTAAAGTTTTTGAACAGGTTCAAGAATTTTTTGAAAATTGTCCAAAGTTACAACACACCATTAGATATAAAAATTCTCTTGGTAATGAAAGGACTATAGAGTTCAACTCATTAAATGATTTTTTTACTTGGCGTTGAGTCATAATAGTTTAGAGAATTATTATCACGTAATTTTCTCAATGGCTCAACACCATAAATATTCTATTACAGAAATAGAAAACTTAATACCATTTGAGCGGGATATCTATATGAATATGCTATTAAGACATCTTGATGAACAAAGAAAAGAAAGAGAACAAGAAAGTCTAGTATAATGGCAGTAGAATCAGAAGAAATTTTAAGTAAGATAAGTGATTTAATAAATTCAAAAGTTGATGAATTATCTACAAATCTTAATAATTTTAGACAAGAAGCATCTAATAATAATCAAACACTTGAAAATGCTATAGGTTCAATTAAATCTGTTATTGATGAAAAACTATCAAAAATAGATCAAATTTCTTCTGAGATAAATTCAATACAAACAAGTGTTCAAAGTGTGACAGATACAGTATCTGCCACAAATAATAAAATTGATAATATATTATCACAACAAACCCAACTACAAAGAACTGTAGATTCTGTTTCTCAGAACATTGAAAAACTATCCACAGTTACAAGTAACCAACTAACATATCTATCCAACCAATCTCAAAATATAACTGAAAAAGTAGATAAACTTTCTCTTCAACAAGAAAGAGAAGCAAGAACTGCTGCAGTTGAAGGTGCTAGAGGAACAGTTGTTGTAGACCCTGCTACTGGAAAAACTGTTTCTGGTGTAGCAGCTGCTGATGCCACAGGATCT